ACGGATTGTCCGCACATACTCATAAAATATGAAGCAGAATATAGACCTGCGGAGGGATGGTTATGACGCAAGCGGAAATGAAGCAGCTGGAACGATCCATTGCAGAGATTACGGAGATCGCGTCTAGCTTTGGCCTTGATTTTTACCCGATGCGCTACGAAATTTGCCCTGCAGATATCATCTATACCTTTGGCGCCTACGGTATGCCTACAAGATTTAACCACTGGAGCTTCGGCAAAACAAAATACAAATCAAATGAAAACAAAGAACCCGCTGAAATAAAGGGTTCTTTGTTTTTTTGGTCTATTTTTTCTTGTTGTAGTAACTAAATAGAGCGACGAATGTATGCGCTGGGACCTTGCCGCAATCCTCTTCATATTTTTTCAATGTGCTTGGGGATATTCCTACAACGCTTGAAGCTTCGTGCATTGTACACCCATTTTTTAGGCGAGCTTCCCTCAATTTCGATTTGTTAGTTTTTGTGTCTGACATCAGCAAGCACCTCAAATCATAATAGGATAAATGTTTGTTTACTATTCATTTCTCTTCTTGTATACTCATTGAGAATCATTTTCTATGAGGTGGAACATGGCACCCCGTCCAGGGAGGAGCCGTTTGCCTTATCTGCTTGACCAAAAGCGGATAAAGCGTGTAGACCTCGCAATCCATTTAGGCGTTACTCCTGCGTTTATCACTATGATAATTAAAGGAGAACGCTATTTTTCTTATCCTCTAGCTGCAAAAGCAGCTCATTACTTCAACTGCAGTATGGAGGAGTTACACGAATGGATTGATGATTAGCTTGGCAAACGGTGTTGGCTTCGGCCCTCCCGTGAGCTGATATTAACTTTTAGTTAACTCACTCCTGTCCCTCGAAAATTAAATCCGCTTACATAATCATATACCAAACACATGTTCTTGTCTCTATGTACAGAGTCGATAAAAAGACTAATTTTTTCGACCCTCCGACACCCCTCCAATCTTTGTAATCTCTGGTGCTATGTACTCATGGTACAATATAAAAATCGACATTCACAGAAATATATGTCGACAAAACTGCCCGAAAAAGACACCCTAATGTCGAAACCTTAAAATATATGGATATAATGTGCGAAGTGTGGATATAACAAACTCAAAAAGAGGTTGTTATATGACAGATGAAATTCGACGCGAAATCGAGAAATTTCAAAAGAAAATGTACGATTTGGTGAACGAGAAAGGTTTAGGCCATCCGGACGTGATAGAAGCCAGCCAGATGATCGACAAGCTGCTCAATAGGCTGCAGGAGAGGCAGCGGGAAATAGCGTCTACCAAGCGTATAAGCGTGGATTATGAAGGTGGTCAATTTGTCGTGTCATTGCGGCAGGCTAACGAACGGTATGTCATCAGCGGGTATGATGCGTTGGATCAAGCTCTTGAGTGGGCACATAAGATATCTGAGCAATCAGAGTTACCTGTGTATTACCGTAACAAGTTGATTAAAAAGAAAGAGCAGTAAGGTTATCCCTGCTGCTCCTTTGTTTTTACTTAGTGGTCAATGTTGCCGTCTTGGTCTGGTTGTCCCATTTCACATCAGCTCCAAGCGCATTACCGACAGATCGTAGCGGCACATACACTTGGTTATTGATTAGTACGCCATCGTCAATTTTTTTGTCGTTAACGACTGTGTTTGTTTTGTCCAAATCCCCTCCCCCTTCCAGCAGCGCAGTCACCCGGATTTTAAACTGCTCCCATCCTGTCCACTTACCGCTGTCATACATCAACCGTGGGCATATCTTGCCCGACCAATCATAGTGCCTACGAAGTCGATCCACTCCCCAACCTCGTTCCTTGAGCATGCTGGCCACCAATTGCACTGCGTTGTCCAGCGTTTTAGCATAGTTGCCGCTCTCGCAGATCTCAATTCCGATACTGGTACGATTGCCACTACCAGACTTGCTGCCGTCTCCAGCGTGCCAAGCATTTTCGTTCAAAGGTATGCACTCAATAGCCTCTTTTTCGTCAATGGCGATATGGTAGCTGGCTGTCCTGGTATTGGACTTGTTTGTAAGCCAACTACGCTCGTTTGCCGCGCTGCTGGATGCGTTTCCCGTGTTGTGTATGGTAATTGTCGTCGGGGTCATTGCAAGGCCTGGACGGCGGTTGTTGGCCGTCTCCTTGGGTATATGATCCTTACGGTATGGTATACTCATGCGACTTTGTCATCTCCTTTATCAATACCGCTTTTACCTTTCAGGATCGCAACGGCTTGTTTGATCTGCTCAGGGACTGGCAGACCAATCTTTCCTGCATTTTCAATCCAACTCAGCAACTCGTTAGCCATGTAAAAATAAATGATGGCGTCCCGGAACATGTGGCCATCACCAAGCACCCCATCAACCAAATGACCAACAGCTACCATTGCAAAAATAAACACTTTTCTAGCGATACCGTATAAACCCTTACGACTCTGCAATTCCCCAGTTACTCCAGCAGCAACAAGCCCCGATACATAATCCAACACGACAAATGCCAACAAGACGCCAAGAATACCTGACCAACCCCCAAAAAAATAAGCTGCAGCCCAGCTGCACCCCATCAAGATATATTTACCTACTGTTTCCATAGTTCTTCCCCCATTAACTTTTTTGTGATTTACTTTTTCACTCCACGCATTACAGTTGAAGCAATTTTATTGCGTTCGGCAAGTAACGGCTCAATTTGCTCACGCTTTTGCTTACCATTCATTGTTTTGTCGGCTTCGATCCTTCTGATTTCTTTGTTGATATCGCTCAAATTACTTGCAGCTTGATTAAGCATCTTGAGATCCTCTTCTCGATTGAATGTCTTATCGTTGAGTTTAGCTGATGCCTTTTCACTAGAGAGTTTGGTGCGCAGGTCATAGAGCTGCTCAATTGACTTCGTGCTTTGAAGGGGGTCGACCAAGAATGCCTTGAAGAACGGCATTTGTTCAATTCTCTTATCTGGTGAATCAGGCCTGTCCGTTGCACCTATCCCCTTCAATATCGAGTCAACCGCGCTAGTAGCATAAGAACCTAGGCCAGCCGTCAGACCCTGAATGGTGTTGTCCATGATCCGTGGAGATGAGAAGTTTTTGAACATCCCCTTCTCGTTGGTGACGTTGCTCATTAGTCCAGCTAATAGCTTTGCCGCTTCTGTAGTTCGCACCGGATCGTACTGATCCTTGTACTCCCATCCCTGTTCACGTTGTGGGATGATAGGACCTTCGCGGAAGAATGAGTAGTTTGCCATCCCCTCAATGAATGGCCACAGGCCTGTAATCTGCGCTGGCAATGCCGCATCACTCAGGCTTCGGCTCATCCAACCGTCGAACGCCTCTGGATCTCTAGTATCAACGAATTGCAACGCTCTTTCTGGTAGATTCGCGAAGAGTGGTGCGATATCAAACGGCTTCGGGATACGAGCGACAGTATTTGTATTAGGTATAGCTACCAACCAAAACGTATCTTTCATCCAGTCAGGCGATTCATTGATAGTCTGTTTCTGCTCTTGGTTGGCGAATTGTTTATTCAGGAAGTAAAAACCTATCGTTGGTGCTGTTACTGAAGTAAACATTCGTGTTGTTGTCCCGAATGGATTTTCCTTGATGGCTCGAATGAGTTTCGACTTACCCTGAATATTGGCGTTCAGGAATGCTACGATTCTATTCGCTTGCCTGATACCAGATCCAGCACGAGCAAAGTCCATGATATCCCGTGAACGGTAAGCGGCTTCCTGTGGAGTAACACCTCTTCTCAATGCAGCGCGATACTCCCCGACCTTTGTAGCCGACTCTGTTGTGTCTGTGATTGCTCGCAATACATTTATCAACGCTTTGCCGTTGATAACATTCACAAATTTCTTACTCGGCTTTTCTTTCAGTACACTTTCCAAAGCTTTTCTGTGCACGTTTCTATCCATCGACAGCACGTTTCCGTATGCGCCGAGATTGTTAATCCATTCCTGGTACAACGGGCCTTTCTTAATGCTTTGGATCAAGCCTACAGTAAAGTCTGTTATCGGATTAAAGCCGCTGTTACTAACCACATAAGCCTGTACAATGTCCCGCATCGGGTTACGCAATGAGAATTCAGGCGTCAATGTAGCGCCAGCACGCAGGAGGGAAGCAGGCTTCGACAGGATATTCATCAGCATGTTACCGGATTCCTGATCCAAGTTCATCAAGGCCCGGTATACCTCTGGCTCTACCTCATACTTCACACTCTCGCCATTTTCTTTAACGGTGACTACATTTTTACGTCCGACCTGTTCATCTGGGCTGAGTTTGCGAATAAAGTTTTCTTCGACGTCAATTTTGGCTAGTTTGGTGATTTCGCTAGCTACCTTGTTTCGCTCAGCAGCATTCACCGTCTGGAAGATGTTGCGGACCATGTTTTCAAGCGGGTCTACTACCTTTTTCTCCGAACCCTGCAGTGCTTTGACTGGACTCGCTACATTAGCAAGCGACTTTGATAGACCACCAGCGAATGCTTCTGGTGTATCGTCGAATGAGCGAAATAGTGGGATGTAGTTCTTCCAACGATTGTCTAACACATCTGCAAGCTCCTTGCTGATAACGCCGCTATCAACCAATTCACGCAGCATATCCTTGCCCACTTGTACAAGCTCTTTTCGCGCTTTCTCCATTTCAGGAGTACCATACTTTTCAATTACAGCTTCAATTTCTTTGTTAGTGAAACCAGACTTATAGCCAGCGGCGTTAACGTCTTTCGCGTGTACAGCAAGCGCATATTTGCCGATGTCGTCAGCGGAATACCCTGCCTTCTCTGCCGCTTCGACAACTGGTGTGAGACGTTGCACAACGATCTGGTTTGCCTTCTCAGGTGCACCCTTAAATAGTCTAGCCTTCTTGTAAAGACTGTCCTCAGCACTCGCTACGCGGCCTGTGACACGCTTCTCCAGTCCAGCTAACGCCTGAACATCATTCTCAAATTGAGAACGCACTTTTTCTACCGCTTGCGCGAAGGAACCACGTTTCTTCTTGACGTCTCTGCTGATTTTCGCGCTGAACGAATCGGCGTCCCCGATGTCCTGGGCATTAAACTTCATTGCAGCATCGCCTTCTTTAGTGGCTAAGCGCTCTTGTTTACGCAACTCTTCCTTGGATGCGTTGTAGACACGTTGTGCGTTCGGACGGAAGCTTTCTCCCAGGTCCTTAACCATCTCTTCCGTCCAGTCCGCGAATTTGATAGTCCCCTTACCCATCTTCGCAGCGCCGATAATGGCATAGTCAGCCCATTCATCCACTGGAGTAGATGAGAGCCGGTTCTTTCTGTTGGCAATACGCTGTCTGGCATTCTGTTCTGCTTCATCCAGATAGTTGTACACCCGATCACGGATGCGCGGATTTTGCACAGATTGAACAATCTCTTCCACTTCATCTGTTATATCAATCCGTTTTGGCGGCTGAACATCTGGGGTTACTTGATTAAGTCTAGTGTTTCGAGCGTTCAAGAAGTCGGAATATTGGGAACCTTCTGGCGCGTTAGGTCTGATCGGTTCAAACTCTGGAGAACGACCGATACGTTCTATAGGTGTTGCTGCTCTTGATAACGGACCTTGTGGACTGGTGGATGCTTCTGGAAGTCCAATTGGACGAACATCCGCATCCGCAATAACATCCGCCGTCTGCGCTCGGTTTACACGACTATTCCTTAGCATCGAACCCACACCGCTTATGATTCCGTCCGCAGCGCCGCCCACACCAGCACCTAATGCGGCATTGCGTAGGATATCACCATTGCTATTCTGATCTTGTATCAAACCTGCTGCAGTGTTGCCTACCGCTCCTGTAGCAGCTCCGCGAAGCACTGACCCCGCTACTCGGTTAGCTGTACCAGCACTCACATTAGGCGCCACTCGTTGAATGCCTCCAGCAAGTGTGTTGGTAACCGCCACGCCTCCACGGGTTGCTAGAACACCATCAGCCGCTTGTAGAGGTCCAGTAAGCAGACTTTGACCGCGAACACCTGGAGCAGCAGGGTTAAAGGCCATACCCGCAACACCGCCAATTGTACCCAATACGTCCGCTGTCTTATCTGCTGCAGCATTTCCTGTGCTAGCCTGTGATACTGGTGGTCCACCAACTACCATACTGCCACCTGTGCCCACTGCACGCGTCGTAAATTGCCCAACAGGGTTACCGTATGCCAGCCAGTTCATGCCCTTCGCAAATTGAGCAAGTGGATGATTCGGCCCAAGCGGACCTGCGTTCACCTGTGCGTTACGTCTGTCCAACTCTGTCGGAGCTGGAGGACCTTGCATCTGCGTCAGATCCACGCCTGTTGATTGTTTTACCGTGTTTATAGCGTTTTTGTTTCCGCGGCTAGCCTGGGCCAATGTGCTGTTTGTAAAAAAGTCAGGTCCGGTTATTCGTAGTGCATCTGGCAATGGATTGTTCGGCGCCCCCGGATTAGTTGTCGGTCCTTTACCAGCTGCTAAATTAGCCTTGAAAGCATCTGACCTGCTTGTTAATGACTTCTGTTGTTGTGCCGAAGGAGTCAAGGTGCCGTCCAGCGCTTGTGATCGGATTTCATCGGCACGTTTGCGCTGATTCTGTACAAATTGTTCATATCGGCTTGCCATGTACTCACCTCAATACCATTTATTTTTATCCCAGAACTGCAGCGCCTTTTCTGGTGTTCCGTAACGATCTTTAATGTACTTCAAGCCTGCGATGGACTGTTGGTATGGATCGGACCAATCTACGCTCTTGCCACCGTAGTTTTTGCGCGTTCCATCAAGGAATTGAAATAACCCCGCTGCGGAAGATTTAGGGTTCTTCGCAGCGGGGTTAAAGGATGATTCTCGGGCAACCAATTCCAATGTCGGCTGCAGCCAACTTTGATCATAACCGCCCGCTGCTAAAGCGCGTGAAATAGCGCTACTAGCTACAGCATAATTACGCGGATTGGCTTTTGCATCCCTTTCCGCTTTGTAATAGTTGCTGTATGAGCCAGTAGCGCCACTCAGTTTCCCGATGATACATTGTTCTTCTTATCCAGATCCCGAATCTCTTTTTCTGACAATCCCAACATGCCCATCACTTGAGTGTCTTGACCGTCAGGTAATCCCATAGACATTACGCGCTCATAAATCTGTGTCTTTGTTCCTGAATCAGACGGGATTTTCTTCGTATCAGGATCAATGAACTGTTGTCTAATTGCATCATACACTTGGTTCGCTGTAGCTCCGCTGTACCGCTGCGTATTAGCTCCATTAAGTTCATTTTCATACGACAGCCACGCTCTAGCATTCTCGTCCTGTGACATAGCCATTTGAACTTGTCTGAAAGCCTGTTGATTCCGTTCTTGCAGCATATTCAAGCCGTAATTCAAACCGAACTGTTGTACGTCGCGGTCAAACATCGCTTTCCATTGTTGATCGGTTATGGCATCACGCGCTGTCTGGTAAGCGAAGTTTTGGTCATACTGCCTAATGCCTTCATTGAAATTAGCTGACTGAAGTTGTTGGTTGAACGCTTGTTGCTGTGCTGCCAGGTCCTGCTGTTGGCCCGCAAGTGTACGGACGCCAGGATTCGCAGCGGCTGATGCAGCATTAACGTTAGCTCCATATGCTGCAGGATCAACGCCCAAGGACAGCAATTGCGCACGGTAGGCATCAGCCTGTGCACTGAGTTGGGCACGCTGCTGAGCCGTCACACCCTGAGCTTCCGCTTGCTGTTTCAGCGACACTATGTTGTCTACGATCCCTTGCGCGCCTTCTGGCATCCAGTTACCAGTTAAGCCAGCTTCAGTCACGCGGTTGCCGAATCCCCTTTGGTCCTCGCCTTGGTACATCTGAGCCAGCATAGCAATGTTAGCCATCTGTTGTTGCTGCTGAGCTTGTTCACCCTGATACCTTTGATATGCTTGGTTAACCAGTGCAGGGACTACCTCGGTCTCTACCCTGCCCATTTCATTAGCCGCAATCTCTCCAGATCGATCAGATGTGATTGTGCTATTCAGGATGCCGCGACGGTTCATCTCTGCCATCGTCGCATTCTGGCCTTCCTGGATATTGGACTGAGCACGTTTTAACGCTGCCTGATATTCTGGATCGCTATTGACGTCATAGCTAAAAGGTTGTGATTGCCGGGTAGCCATCTGCCTCATAAGGCTCATTAACTCCGACCCCTGCTGTGTGTTCTCACTTGTACGGTTGATTGGCTGGACTGATGCTGTGGGCCTCGGGGTCTGTGCCGCTTGTGCAGGTGCTGTATACCCAAGGTTTTTTGTCAGATACTTTTCCTGGGCAGATGTATCCAGCCCTGCTGCTTGACGCTGCTGGATGACCTGTAGCGCCCGTTGTGTCTCGCTTTGTCGGTACCCACTATTGTTCGTTTCATTCACACGGTTCTGCACAAGCTGCTTCTTCATGTCAGACGCTGCTGTACCGTAGTCTGCGCCGCCTTTGCCTATACTTGCGCTATTTGTAGTCCGGGCCGTTGAAGCCACAAGCGGTAGTTTCTTCGTATTTGTCGCCATCGTTTCACCCCTTTGAGGCAAAATAAAAGACCTATCCGACGATAGGCCTAATTTACATATATCCAAAATAATACTTTTCTACTAAAATAATTTATAGAAAGGAGGTGTAACTATGGAAATTTATGTTGTTACTTACGACTTGCATGGTAATGGCAAAGACTATTCTGGTTTGATTAAGGAATTGGAATCGTTCAGAGTCTATCTTCACGTGCTAGAATCGTCTTGGCTGGTACAGGCCGTTTCAGCGCAGTCCATATTTGACGCTATAAGACCTCACCTAGATTCAAACGCCGAAGTCCTCATAATTAAAACTGACAAAGACTACTTAGCCTACTTAGATGAAGAGTCGTTAAAATGGTTAAGAGGGGTAATAGGTTAGCTTTCCATCGACACTCCCCATGCAACCACGAGTCGCTGTTTCTGTAGCAGCGACTCCTTCCATAATAGCTACTACTGCTGGCCCTTCGATCTCGTACCCGATTTTATCGGTACTGACCTTGCAAGTTTCGCCTTCTGGCACATTAATAGTCAACGTCTTCATACATTATCCCTCCTAAAATAAAAGACCCTCTTATGAGGGCCTATTGTTGTAACTGTTCTTCAATTCGTTTTATTGACTCTTCATTTTCTTTAATCATTTTCGTTCCACGATTAAGCGCATCTTCAAGCATTTCCAGTTCGTCACCAGAATACCTACCACTGTTTATGTTGTCTTGTATCTGTTTAATGCTTTCGGTGTATGTTTCATTTTCTTTCTTCATGCTATCTATAAGACGCTGTTTTTCTTCAATGTTCACTTGTATTTTTGAAGTGTTTGAATTTATAATCGGTTTCTCCTGGGTCGATTCAACTTCAATAACAGGTTCCTTGTTTGTACTCAATGCTATACCAGCACCTCCGTAACCCACAGCAAGGCCACTTGCTTCCGCAATTGATCTAACCGGAGCGTAACTTTTGCCGTCTACTATTATTGCCGATCCAATTGACGTTCCATCTACTGTGACGGCGGTCTCGCCTTCAATTTTCTTTCCTACTAGCGTTTGTATGTCATCCGCAAATGTTGTGGCGCCAATCATAAACAGCGCTCCAGCAAGAAAACCAACTACCATCTTTTTCATTGTCAACACTCCCGCGTACCATTTTTCACCAATATACCACAGCATGGCGAGTTTTGGGAGTATTATTTCCAGCTAATTGTAGACAAAATTCTCTAATGCCTCTATTCTGTCGGCTAATTCAGCCAATTGATCATATAATGTGTTGTCCATTGAGTTGTCTTTAATTTTTCTCATGCTCGAAAATGAAACATAGGTGTCTGGATTCATTGATATGCCACCGGAACTAGTCGAAAGGCTCATCCCTTCTTTCGACCACATTTCAAAACCTAATAGATTATTGAAACGTTGTTTGGCCTCGCCATTAACATAAAAAACAAGTGACGGAGGCCCTCCGAAATCGGGTGTTACAGCAATGTAATTATTTTCATCTTTATAACCAGCGAACAAATTACCTGCAGCACTCATCTCACTACGCGGGAATGTGTCCTTTTGAGTCGCAATATAAGAACCGTATATCTCAATTGACTGAATCAATCCAGCAGTGATGATACCAAGATTGGCTGAGATAGCAGACAGCTCACCTACATCAATCTTATCAGCCACAACCGAACCTGCTGCAAGTTTATCTGTCTGGATTGATTCAGCTACCAGCTTTTCAGCGTTCAGCTCAGACACGTTCCGTGTATCTAGGTTGTTCAGCAGGAATGTCAATTCCTCGTTAAGCATGATATATGCATTAAGGAGTTGCTTGACTTGTGCTTTCAGATCCGTTTCGCCCACATTTACATTAGGCAACTGCACGTTAGCCATTTCGCTTCGACACCTCCCGTATAATCCGATGTATTTTAACCTTACCCGTACCCCATAGTCTTAGTCGGTACCATGTTTCGGGCGTGCGTACAATGAGTGGTATCTTCATACTTTGGATTCGCCCCGTACCATTCTCATTTCCGTACACCTTGATCCACTCGCCACCTTCCGTGCCAACTGCATAAGACACGTTGAGGCTAGATCCTGGCTCTATGTCTGCTACGACCCATAAGCGATTCATCGTTTTCCGGATCGTCTCGTCACCCTCACTAAAAGGCTTGAGATTAATAGACCAGTTGATAGGCGTACCGTTATAGGTATCGCCGCCTGACTGCATGATACGACCGTCTGACGTTGCAAAGTAAAGTGTCTTGCCCTCCATAAAGAAGGCGCTAATCACATAGCTCAGTTTCCACCAACGACCTCCTTGCAGATCGTATGCAAACGTGATGTTTGGCAAGATGGATTCGGACGAACCTATCACCAGAGACAGATATACAAAACGACCGTCTGTACCCGCACAGCAGTGTTGGGCATTGGTCATGTTGATTTGGTCGATGTAATCCTTGATAGGATCGCTTATCTTTGTCGGGGCAGCGCCGCCCATGTAGTCATAGAACCCGTCAGGTCCAAGCCAATACAATGAGTCTCTAGTAGGTACGATGCTACGATGAGAGATACACCCTACGCCATAAGGCTGAGTCATGTTAAAATTCGTGGAATCCTCTCCAAAAAGTTTGTGCATGGTGTACCTTTTGAACAGGATTACATGATTCCCGAAGGTGGTTAGTCCTGTTGGCTTCTCGCCGTCGGGTGTTTCCACAGTGATCTTTCCAGTTCCTACGTACTTATCGGTAGATGACCAATCTTCCGCATCCCTCAAGCCTGAAAACGACAATAGGTTATCGGTTTTATTAGCCAAGTAAAAGCGGTTAGCGTGCGTAGTCATGAACGCACTGCCTGCCGGAGCGTCAGAAAGTGATGACAGCACAGATCCGTCATACTGCTGCAGTGGCAATACGCCATCAATGTAATAAAGCTTGCTGCCATCAAAGAACATAGCCGAATCCCATAGGCGGTCATTCGCTATCCCATCATACTCATACACAGCGATCCATGAGTTTCCTAAGAGCTTGTACACCCCTCTGTTGCCCATGGCATACAATACCCCTTTGAACTTAAATAGGCGCGTTACATAGTTCCCAAGGAGGCTTATTTGTGTATGTCCTTCGTGCGTCTGCAATGTAGGGTAAAGCAAAGAGTCTACATTGACAGCATCGGTGCATTCACCGTCTGCGATCTCTATAGACTCTACTGATTGGTTAATCCCGTCAGCCAAGGTAACAACCGCTGACTTAACTTTGTCTGGAGAGGACACCCACGGTTGCATAATCCACCTCCTATATGCCTAGCAAGAAGCTTTCAATTTTGTGTGATATCAGGATTTGTCCAGGCTCATTAGGGTGTAGCCCATCTGGAATCACTGCTGCTTTGCCGGCAGGGAAGTCAGGAGCTAATCCGCTGCCTGTGTAAAGGTCCAGTGTAGGGATACTATAACGGTCACACATCTCTTTGATGACATTTACATAGTTTTTCAGGCTGGAGTCTGGCGCTGTTTGTCCCTCCCTTGGAGTTGGTAGGATAAATCCGATCCGCTTCCCTGGGTACTTGGTTAGCAAGCCCTCAATCAAGATTTTCATTGCGCCATACAAAGTTAACCCTGTAGTGTCGCCAAGCGCTCCAATTGTTGCTCCATTCCCAAAATCGTTGGTACCGCCGAATACGGTGATTATATCCGCATCGTCATCCATGTTCACATACCGCTCTGCCATACCTTGGTTACTGAATGCTGTGGTAATATGGGTTCCAGATATACCATAGTTCCGTACGATTACCCCAGTACGCTGTGCTATTTGGTAGTGGTATGCGTTAGCTGGCTCGGTGATGCTGTCCCCCATAGCATTCCACTTCAGGTTGTAAAGGCCGCTGTTCTGATTGATAGCCTTACGGAATTTTTCGGTCAATCCAATGTCGTAATCGTCATATGGTACATACGAGCTTGGTAAGGATGGACCTTTGACGTACATAGCAATGTTGTATTGCAAGGCAGCGTCAAATCCAATACGGACAAAAGCAATTCCTGCGTCCAACGGCACAACCATGTTCTCGCCGCGAAACGGTACTTCCGTAACATAGCTTTTGCTGGCGTCGTAGTATCCGCCAGTCCATGTGCCATTGGTGGAATAGGCTGCACCAGGAGTTACCGGGATAAAATCGCTTGTAAAAGCGCCGGCATGGTAGATGATAGATCCATTGGACGTATCAACATACCCTTGGGCCATCGCATCTTTATTCACATAATTAATCCGCTCAGGGATTAAGAAAGATGTTTTGTCCGGCGTGACACTTCCCTCCGCTAAACCCGAGGATTGATACAACCCTCCTGCAGTCCATGCAGAGCCATTCCAGTAGTACCAATTACTGTCCGCGTTAACGATATAGGTATTGGTGTTACCCATCGGAAAAGCGGCTTGTAGAGCGGCCAACGTCGCGTATACGCCCTTTGGGGACCCGCTGGCGACACTGGACACTAAGTTATCTACATACCCCTTATCTGCTTTGAGGCGTATAGTTTCCTCGACTTGATTAATGTTCGTCACATGGACTGGACTCATTAATCCACCCATGGATGTTGTTGCGTACGGTATCGGATCAGTACCCGTTTGCAAGTGCTTGGATGAGTGATTGCCTGGCGAGTTAGCGCCAAGCACATTCGGGATCACGCCACCATCTATATATTGTTGAGCGATATTGACTGAACTTTTGCTCATAGTAGACCTCCAAAAGCATCCTCGATCACCATGTAATCAGGAGTTTCGTCATTGGCCTTGTGAAACTCTTCGAGGATACCGTTATATTTTGCTGTGTAGTTATTGACCATAGCCACATCATTAAACGCCTCGCAGATCTGCACCAGGGCTCCGTACACCAGCAACATGTGAAAGTCTGCATCAAGTTCAGGGGTCGCGGAAAGGTCTGCAGTAGATAATTGCGTTGGTGTGATGTAGTAAAACATGGATATTCCATTCTCTATATCCTCTGTTGGCGTGGGATATATGCCCAATCCGTCCGTGCCGATGAAATAATAAAACGGGATGTTGGACTTGTGTTTGCTATCCTGGTACATGTACTCCATACCGTTTATAACCACGCTCAATAATGAGGTCTGTGGGAATGGTAACTTATAGGCAAATACATTGGTCTGCAGGTTGAATATCGCCATGCTGCGGATGCGCCATGTTGTTCGAAATAACTCATTCTGAACTTGATTAATCTTGCGGATCACACTATCGTTTGATAGCCCATGCGGGTACTTCTCGGATATCTCTTCCAGTATTTCATGCAACTGCATTCCGTCTCACCCCCAAACAAAAAAGGCCCGTTGTGGGCCGTTCTACATGATCTTAACTTCTTTGTTGACACTATCCTCAATACGTTGGTTGGCTGCGCGTGTGCGGTTGTATGAGTCGCGCCACACCTCAGCCACCGCTTCTGGTACTTCTGTTGGTATGCCACGCGGTACGGTGTAAATGACGCCATTAACACTGATAGGCACCACTTTGTCACCCGGGTTCTGTGTGTCGTCAGGGATGGTGATTTCTACTTTTTTCATTGCTCTCAGCTTTTGAAGCATCGTTTTTTCGGCTGCTTTAGCTCTTTTTTCTAGTTTCTTTTCTCCAACTTCTTGCTTTTCTACGATTTCTTCGGACATTTATATCCCTCCAAGTTAAAAGGAGCCCGAAGGCTCCAAAGATTAGGTTGTTGCACCGGATTCGTAACGCAGGATTGCTAGTTCTTGCAGCCGTACAACTGTGAATGCGCACTTCCATGCGACTGTGTTAAATTGGTTCAATGGATCAGACACGCCACCAGATCCTGCTGGATGCACGATGATGTCTGGTTTCGAGCTGCCCTCCACATCTGGAATACCATAACCTCCACGCCCTAAGTAGATCGTGCCGTAAACATCCGCACTCGACGCACCAGCTGCGTCAAACACAACACCATTATCCACTTCGATGAACCAGATACCGTACAACTTTCCGATTACACCATCCATGAAATGCTTGGTGTTGTTCTCTACGTTCGCTTTCTTCCATTCGTCGGTCTGCATAAGGTCCGTAGCGACATCAACAGGGATCAATGCCACGTAACCAGTGCCACCGCCATTCGGAAGGCGTAGAGGCTTAACCTTGGCGTTACGCAGCGTTCTACGGGCCTTGAGGATGTCCAAAGCCGTGATCTTGTCAGCAGCTGCAACAGTAGCGCGAGACGTCTTGCTGTTGGCGTACAGCACGTTTGTACCAGCAGACAGGATATCACGTGTGATGATATCGATAGACTCACCAGCGTTTTCACCCATGAGCTCAGACACTTCGGTCATGAGTGGGTCGAAGCCCGTCATGTTAATGAACTCAGAAATTTTTGTCCAGTTGCCATACTCTTTCACTGTAGCATTGATAGGCGTGATATCCAGATCCACGCCATCAGGTGTAACACCCTCGGTCAAAGCCGTTGTAGACACCGCCAGCGAATTCAGGCGACGGAAGTTTGTTGTAGCACCTTTGCGTTTCGGGATGTTCTTCTTCTCCCCGAATTGTGTCCATACCAGTTCAGGCGTAAGGCGCTCAAGCATCGCATCTTGATAGTAAGTGTGTTGTTCTGCTGTTAGGGCATTTACGCCCGATGTTGCGTTATAACCTTGTACATTTGTTGCCATTAGTAATCATCTCCTCAAGTTTGCCCAGCTTTCACACGGTCGCGGAAGGCTTTGCGTTCAGCCGCAGACATGGCAGCATATCCGCCTACCTGTTCTGGACTGTCCGCCCCCAATGGACCTGTTGAGCTATCGGCATTGTTTTGTAGTTTCCTTATTGCTGCTTGCTCAGCTTCCGCACGCGCCGTGTTCACCCGTTCGTCATAGGTGTAGATTTTGTACGCGTCATCAAGCGAATAGCCACGTGTAGCGGCTAGCGTAATAACATCATTCTTGTGCTTTGCGAAATCCGGGTATTGCGTTGTGTCCTTTTCCATTGCTGCTATTTGAGCCTCTACCTGCCGCAAAGCGTCGGCTTCTTTCAACTCGCGTAGTTGACGTTCATACTCACTAACCTTTTGATTCAGCGGCTGTAGGTGGTCTCTGATGACCATTTCATCCACACCAAGCTTGTCTGCTTCTTCTTGGATGCGTTTGTCCATCTCCGCTTGTTCCAGTGCTGTCATATACTGCTCGTGGTTCTCATATCCGTAGAACTTCGCTACACGGTCAAGTTGCTGCTGGAACTGCTCGGCTTGCTGGGCTTTTTCGGATACCTTGTCGTAATTCAGTCCCTTTTGGACCCAATTCGGCACCTCATCCTCTGGCACGAAGCGTTCTTCCTTGTTGTACTTGACTGTCAGGCCTTTAGGCTCTTCCTGTGGTGGGGGTTGTTGCCCTTCGGCTACCTGTTGCTCTACGGGTGTTTCTGTAACTTCTTCACCGCTATGGTTGGCGGGTACGTTTACGTCTTCCATGTTTAATTCCTCCTTGCTCTATGGTTGGAGCAAATATAAATAAGGCCCAAGGATTCTCACCCTGAGCCCGTTACACCATCGCCATTGGTTGCGGCATGGTCTGTTGCGGTATTACTGGTTGTGGTGGTGCGATAACGCTAGTAAGCACCGTCATCTGTCCTTGTGGATCTAACGTGTCAAACTGCGCCCGTTCCTCAGGCGACATGCTTTGCACTGCCTGCTCCAACATACCGACAATACCCTTGCTCTCGTCAATCTCCTTAAGCAGGCTGTCACGATACGGTACAGTGTTTTTAGGCATGTACTTGAGATATTGCTCATACGTGATGTGTCCAGCTGCTAAGGCATTCTCAAGCCCTGATACTACAAGGGACTCGGAATAGGTTGATGAAGGCCCTACATCTATCTTCAGGTTAAACTCCATGCCTTGATACTGTGATCCATCGAACATTGTCGGCATATCTTCGCCGTCATCATCTTTCAGCATCACTTGGCGAGGAAGATTATACTTAACCTTCCAGAAGTCCTCCCAGACGCGTCCTATGTCCTCTATAGCACGGTAAAAACGGCGTTTGATAGACTCTATAGGGATTGCAGCGGCCTTTTGTAGCAGCATAATAGCCGTAGCGTTAAGGTCTGCACTGGGTGCTGATCCAGTCGCCGCCTCATCCGCTCCGGTCATTTGCCGGGTATACCCTAGTATCGCCTCTACCAAATTAGCTGCGTTGGCACTCATTGGGCCGGGATTGAGGTAATCAACGCCTTTGCTTCCTGGTGGCGAATTGTCCTCTATCATCTCTCCCGGTGCATTGGTCACCTTGCTAGGGTTAATCGCTCCAGGCTTGTATATCAACTTAGGCCACCCTGTAAGATGCACAGACAGTATCTGCATAGCCACCAGTGTATTCACTGCCTTCTGGTTAGGGATAAGCCCTTCTGTGTCTCCTACACCGTGTATAGACTTCTTACGACGGTCCCACTGCATAACAACGATCGGGTACAGCGATAGTCCTGTGTCAGTCGGCTGTTTAATGGTTATACCGCTAGCGACCTTGCAGAAATACACCCTGTCCTCCCCTGTTCGCTTGTCCTTACCCTTCCAGTAGCGAGTGACTACTGTTACCTTGCTGCTGTCGTTAAGTTCCACTCGGGCCATGTCATACCCTTGATCCTGTGTCTCTTTATCTGGCTTGATCTGCCCAACCATCTCTTTAGATACACCGTTTGCCCGTGCGTACTTCTGGACATTATCAACCAGTTCACGGGCAGATATAAGGATGTACGGCTGCTTCTGCACCCTGCGCTGCTGAGGATTGCCGAAAAACACATTGATAGGATCAAGTACCTCGCCCTCCATTTCACCGATATATGGATACTCGTTACCGCCTTTGATGTCGTTATTCCAGTAGTAGTGCCAGATAGCTGTACCTGTATTGGACGCTGTATCGAGCGCTTCCTCATTTAACTCATCCTGTTTAACACGCTCCCAGGTAGCATCTGAATTGCGCGAGAATAAATCCCCCGGGTCTTCTTCTGTTTCCTGTTGTGGCGACTCTTGCAGGCTGTAGAGCATCTTTATCTGCTCGCTCATGACGTTAGCGACCTTGTGTGTCTCAATCATCTTTATGACGTTGAACACTGGACGTGGCAGGTGTTTGGTACGCTGAGTAGCAGCAGGCCACTGGTCACCAGCTTTAAAGCGCTCGTATTGAGGCCACTTATCTAAAAAGCCCATCCTACGTAAATAGGACAGGCCGTCTTTATATTGCTTTTCGATTTCACCAGCCAGCTTATCCGCTGCCATAGTCTCTTGCATCACTTCTCACCTTCTTTCGCCGCTCCGTTCAGGTATTCACTCATCAGGCTCTGCATTTCCTGCTGCTGAGCTGCTGTAAGTGGCTGAGGCGGCTTGATAGGATCTATCAGCTCTCTCAGTTTCTTATTGATGAGCACCTTTGTCTCATCTTCCAAGTCAGGTAATTTCAGCAACTCACCCAGTTGTGTAGCTCCTTCTACCATTCGACGTACTCACCTCCTGCATTATCATCATCCGTCCGGAACGGGAACGGCGTAGGCGCTCTGTGTTTCTCTTTCTCGCGCTCCACAAAATCCCACATATCATCATTCAGCGCATACCGAACAGAGTCTATAGAGTGGTTGTTGCGATCCGGGAACTTAGCCTTAAAGTTACCGTTCGCATCCTTGTCCAGTTCATAAGTTAAAAATTCCCGCGCAGTCTCCGGGCATCGCTGGTCGTCAATAACGATCGCCTCAAGGCTTTGCAGGAACTTTATACCAAACTCTATCGAGTCAGGCCCTTTTTTTACCCCCATAACCTTCAATCCATACTGTATAAGTTCATTAATGCTCTTCGGTTCAGCGCTATCCGCCTTAACCAGATCATTGAGCCTATTCTCTTTCCTTATGTGTTCGAACGCAGCGTAGTTAGATAAAGCTACCTTGTACAACTCATGGAATATATAAAGCCTCTTATACTTGCGGTCGTAATGCATTACTGTATATGACAGCGGGTCGACAGCGTAACCAAAGTCTAAACCGCGCCGCAAGTTGTAGAAGTCCTGTATCTCTTCGTCGCTAATCTTGCGAATCTGCACATTGTCAAACACCTCGCCGCCCGTACCTGTCACCTCTCCCAAGTATTCGTGTTGATACGCCATAGGCTTGGTTGTTTTGAGGTGCTCAGCCTCAATTATGAACTGCTGGCCCAGCCAGTCACGCGGAACAGACAAGTACGTACTATGGTGTGATAACCGATCATCACGAGTGAGTTTAACCTCAGCATTAACCCAGTTGTTCGAACTCTTTGGCGGGTTGTACGAGTAAAACACCCTGAACTCAGGCCCACCACGCATCAGTGATTGATTGATCATACGGATCTCTTCCATGCCGGTGAACTCATCCACCTCTTCGTACCAGATGAACTTGGTGTACCCCCGACTAAATTTCATTGACTTTATCTTCTTGGGCTTGTCTGCGCCTCTAAATCGTATCTCTTGGCCTGTAGGCTTGTATGTGATGACTAACTTAGCCTCCGGTATGTGCCAGTAATCTTCGACACCTAGTGTCTCTATGGCCCACGTAAGCTGTTCAAACACCGATTCTTTCAATGTATCCTTCACCTTACGCAGAACAACCGCATTTGCATTAGGATCGGACATGATACCAAGTATGATTTCTATAGCCACAAACGACGACTTTGTACTACCTCGCCCTCCACCCAACCAATAGTGAGTGTGGTCACCTCGTTTAATGTCCAGATGCACACTATGAAATGACGATGCGATCACATTTGATAGCTTCACTTGATATCATCTACGATCGTAACACCAACACTTCCACTGTGCTCCACCTTATCTTTAAACATCGCCAGATGCTTCCCTATGAGTTCTAACGCCTTGTTCGCCCCGCTGCTGTCGAATGTATATTCCCCTGTCTCTACCATGCTTCTAGACTCGTAATCCCATTTCATCACAGGCTCAGCCTTCATAGATTGATTGGCTACCTGCATTAGTCGGTTTAGAACCCACTCTGCATCTAATTCCAACTTTTCTTTGCGAGCCGATATTAATTCATCTATACGCGCGCGAACCTTAACATTCGATAACAGCCGCGATCCTTGTTCACTTGCTGTCTTTGGACTGTATCCAGCTCTTATAGCTGCCTGTGTGGCGTTTAAATCCACCATGTACTCACGAATGAATGTCTCTTGCTTTTCCGTCGTCACCTGTTACCTCCTTCCTCCCGTGCACCCTACTTCGCTGTCACCTCTCAGCTTTTCAGGTGATAGATTGCGGGATGTTGTTTCGTTTTCTACAGTGGCATAACTTTTGTTTCAAGCAACTTCGCGAATTCCTCAGTCTTGGCAGCCTGTCCTTTTTGGAAAGGCATCCAGTCCCACTGACCTCCGTCATTTCCTTGTTCAACATTCAAGTTAAAGTACATTCCTGTTGGATTTAACACGCACAAATGCACCGTACTATCATTAACTACCCCTGTTACTATAGCCGCTCGATCCTCTGGCACAAACTCTCCGTTCGGTGTTCCATATGATTTGTAATATACAATTCTTCCGACTGTTGGTTGCATATCTTTCCTCCAGTTCTTTTATTGGCAAAACAAAAAGAGCAGCGCATAAGCGCTACCCTCCTTTATATTTTGCGGTGTTATCCGCTTGTCACCTTGTGTCACTCATGAACGATGAAGGTCACGAGTGATTATTGTGTTACCTTTACCTATTAACATTTTATCACGTTTTTCGCCTAATACCCTGTCAGATTACTGTCAAGATACTGTCAAATCACTGTCACTCTCAGGCTTTACCACGACTTCCAGACGCAATGCATATGCCAGTTCAGATAGAGCTTTGTTCTTCAATCGGAAGTATGTGCTCTCCGAGAGATTCAGTTCACTCCAGACATTAATGTCATATGGCTCAGGGTCCGACATATACCTCATAGTGATGATTTCGCGGTGTGTGTGCTTTAGTCGGCTGATAGCCATCATAACCCTGTCATACGTCTTCTGCGCCCTCTCAGCCCCATCTACGTTGTATACAGCAGCGTCTTCTGCTGGCTTGCTGATCTCGTTTGTCCGCGCTGACTCTCTGTACTCATAGGCTGGTGTGTTACGGATCTCTTTCCGGATGAATCCGAACCGTTTATAGAGAGCTGCCGTGACCAGTTCCTTTTCAACTCTCTCGAATGTAGCTTTCTCGTCTATCTCGGTGCCAGGAAAGGCGATCTGGAACACTTCATTCGTCATATACACACCCCTTTTACATATTTATTCGCGTTTCAGGGTATTTCCCCCGTGATTTTTGCCACTTTGCTGCATAATTACATCAAATAATCGAATAAATCCGCTTGTCCTTTACCCTCATACTCGCTTGCATCCTGTATCAATCCATCATCCAGCCATCGTTTTGGCGCGTTTTGAAGGTAATGTGACCATACTTCTCTGCCTTCCACAGATCGTTGAGGGTTTTCACGCTCCGCTTTGGCAGTCCATACCCAATGTGTCTTGGCTTTTACTGTTTCATTACTCATGCCCCTGTACCTCCTAACTCATGTTGTTTAGACACAACTCTACCGCCATCATGCAATTTCCAGAGCAAAACATCTTTTCCCCATGTGTACGGAGTATCCCACTCCACGCAAAACATTCCACCTCTGAATACTACAGTTCCAACATCGTTCTCATGCTGGAATCTATCCTTCTCGTAAATTTCAGTTCCATTCTCGTCTGGTAGCCCTGTGTATTGACCTACTGTTTCAGGTCGCACTTGGTACGCCCACGGATACCCACCACCATTAGAAATGTATGTTCCAGCCTGTGGTTGTCCAGCAAATCCCTGAGATTCTGCTAAAAGTCCATAATGCCATGTGCCGTTTATGTCTTTTCCGCGGAATTTAATCTCTCTCATGAGTGTTCTTCCTCCCCTAAATTGACCCAGATAACCGCTCCTTGTGGGTGTACATACGGCACTGGCTCAGGATACTTGACCGGATTAGCAAACACCCACGCCCAAGCCTGATTGTAATGATAAGCAACGCGAGTGTCCTTGATGCAATGCTTATTAAAATTGGCACCGAAAACGTCAACCGGACAAGGCAAACAGTCCACAAGATCTACTTGACCATAGACCTTGCCGCTCCCACTCTTGATGATGCCAATCGTTCCGCGCTTATGCGTGCGGCTGCCGCGAATCTCCCACGTCTTGAATCCATCTAGTATCAAGTCAGCCCATTTAGGCTTGATTATCAGTCCTTGCATAGTGTATATCCCTCCCTGTTACCCCTTGATAATTTGATCTAAGTCGAACAAGAATGATTGCATCTTTGCTTTGTTGAACCTGTACAATCTCAAACTTTCTTTAGAGGGCCTTTCGATCATTAATGTGTTGGGTTCGATTCTCAGGTAGCCGTTGTTGTCCAGTTCTTTGTCGTAATATTCTTCATAATCTGTTCCATGACTGGTCGCTGGCTTGGCGATCAAATTAGGCCAGACCTTCCGAGAAAAGCATTCCAGATGTTGATACAGGTCGTTAAACGTCTGTGGATCAAATTTGAATTGATGCATCCATGATTCAGTGTTCTTTTCCAAACTGAATACAACAGACGATTTCTCAAAAATAATGACGAGATTCAATCCGTTCTCTGTCTTGACATTGCTGGTAAACATATTGACATCCCTCCCTGTTAAGGCCCTAAGACCTACGAATCGCATTTGCTACAGCAGAATTTGTACTGAGGTAGCGCACGTTCGTTATAGTGAACTGCTGGCATCCCACAAGCGCACCAGAAACGCGATAGGTTGTCCCGCAATTGTAGATATCCACGCTCATCTTGCATCAGCACTACAAGTCCATTTCCTTGCTCTGGTATCTGCATGGCTTTATCACTCCTTATGGGTTATAGAGAGGCCCGTAGGCCCCTATTTAGGCGTTATATGGCAGTTCCTGCACCTCTGCCTCACAATCTTCGTCGGTCATGGTTGCAAGCAGATCTTCTTCGTATCCGATCTCTCTCAGCAGTTTACGGTCATTGGTTTCTGTGAACATATTCATTCGCTCCTTTGGTTTTATAGGGATATAGGGTAGGGTAAGAGGCTGTTATAGTGAGCCTTAGCCCCTGTGGTGTAGGCTGGGCTGCCCTTTGTGACGTTGATGATCTGTTGTAACGCTTGGCGCATCCTTTTCATCTCTTTTTTCTCTTGTGCCAATTTGAGAAAGTGATTATTACACGGATTGCTCATGTCCCATCCTTCTTTAAGTACCTGTTCAAGCTTTTCTATTTGTCTGATCTCTGATAAGAGTGATTTGGTCATCTATATATCCTCCCCAAGCCATTGTTTGGCGTGGTCTCGGGCTAATTCAACTCCCTCGATCTTACCCAGCAGCCTGTTGGCCTCACGTTTGTCTTTGCAATCAGCGGCTCTCGCTTGCAATTTTTCGAGCCCTCGTATCATTATGTCTAATTCTCCGATGAACTCCTGTTTGTCCATGTATATCCTCCTTACGGGTAGAACCCTGAGCCCTACCCAAGCATTTTGTTGGGTTTAACGATATGGTTATCCCTCTACCTTTTTGAAGCCTGAAATCTTGCCTTTATCGTCGTATTCCAACTCACCTAAATATTCATCATCAATGCGTTCTCTGGACGCTTCACTGTAGGTATTAAAGACCGTGGCTTCTTTGATATCATCTACATAGTCGGAAGAATCTGATCCGTCTGCAAGCAACTTCGCAAATTCATACTGCTCCTCTGAATTGTCCCGTACCAGGATATATTCTTTCATTCTCATTCATCCTCTCTAACCTTTGATTGAGGTGCGGTTAATCCTCCTAATGCCCCTCTCGCTATCACTCGACACGTCACGCCTGCATACTCGCCTCTAGCGTTATTGATTTCTTCCAATGCCGCCTTGTATCGGGTTATGGTCTGTTGTGCCTCTGCCAACTTGTCAGCCTTACTTGTAAGCTGCCGTCGTAGCTCCGCTGCTTCATGCTCCATCTTTAGGTATTGCTTGTCTGCGTTATCAAATGCTTTTTCCCACTTGGCAGACTGCTTATGTGTCTCTTCTAGCTCCTTGCTCAACAGAGCGCGGTTATGTTCCAGGCTTCGGATTGTGAAGTCTTTTGTTTCTAGCTCCTTGAGTAGATAAGAGATGTATTCAGGAGCCTTGATTATCAGAGATGCGTCAGCGTCTGCCAGTGCCTTTTTGATCTCTTCTATACGTTCACTCATGGATGATGCCCCCAAATAACTTTTCTCTTCCAACCGCTTCGATTAGCACATTCATTATTTGTCTCTGAGTCACGATATTGGACGTTTCATGCATAAACTCATGCAGATAGTTTTCCATGATTGACGTACCTCGTTTCACCTCTTCTAGTTCTTGCTCCTTAACGCGTAATTGCCTGTTTAACTCGCCTAATTCGACTGTCTTTACTTCGTCTCTCTCTGCCCACCATTTTTCACGCTTTTCCCCTGCTGTAAGTTTTTCTTGAAGACTGTCTATTAGGGACAGTAATTCCATATATTTATTATTGGGGTCTGTAGTAATCGCCTTGAAGCCTGATTTCAATCGGTGGAATAGTACACCTTCCTCTGTACAAATCAATTCTGATCCATCCAACAATTTATATGTCCGTTCACTCATGCCCCTGTACCTCCTTCCTGCTGTTCAAACCAAAATTGCACTGCTCTGCCCGTCTCCTGTACCAAGCCGTATCTCTTGGCTACGATATATTGATTGTGGTAGCTATTAAGAGAGTGTACGAATCCAGTAACCTTGTCCCTGAACTGCTCAATTGTCAGCGGTCCCTTTTGTAAATTGCATGATGCACACGCCGGAACCTTGTTATCATCGTGATCCAAATGTGGGTTAATGCAGGTATCGGTCCACCAGTTGCGCCGAATTGCCTCTACGTGATCTGCATGCCAGCCTTTTTCACCCAACTCACAACCACAGTAGAAGCAGCGTCCTCCCGTCTTTTCATAAATCGCTCGACGCTTCTTGTTCATGAGTGTTCTTCCTCCCTAACCTCTATGTGGAACAATGCCAATATCTTTGATAGCTGCGCCCTTGGCGGCGCTCCAAATGCATGAATCTTCTCAATCTCAGTTTTCCAATACGCTGTACAATCCTCAAACGCCTTACTACGAGCCTTGTCGCGTTCATCTGCAGCAATATGAGCAAGTGCCAGTTCAATGGTTTCCTGAGCATTCTTGGCTGTCAGGACTACATGATTACCGTGTTTCTCGTAATCTTGCATAGTGTATATCCCTCCCTGTTAAGGCCCTAGCCCCAATGACCATGCCGTTTCATGATCTCTATTACTTCGTCCGCATATGGTTCGTCTGTGTTAATCACTAAGTAGCTGTTAATTGGCTTGCCCTCTGCCCTGCGGTTATCGACGACCTCTTCAACAATGTGACCAAGAGCGACTTTCGATTCGTGCGGCAGATTGTCTATATCAGTTCCTTTGATCACTTGAAACTTGTATGCCATGCCTTCAATGTTTGCCATTTGGTTATCACTCCTATGGGTTATTGGGTTATAGAGAGGCCCGTAGGCCCCTATATCAATCGGTTTCTTCGACTTTCTCTGGCTCTTCAATCCGTCCTACATACCAGTTCTCTATCTGTACGTTGGTGTATTTCAGGAGCACTACCTTTTCCGCTTCTAGGGACTGATCCGTGTACATTCCAGTGCATACTTCCACGTCCACTACATCACACCGTTCGCCCGTTATGTCTGCGTGCCAGCTCTTTACATGGGCAATAAAATCCGCCTTGTCGCTAAAGTCCGCCGTGCGTCCGTATGCGAATTCCAAATCTTCGCTCCACAAAACATCTTTATCCATCTCAAATCGCTCCTTTTGTTGGTTATAGGGATATAGGGTAGGGTAAGAGGCTGTTAAGCCTCATCCCTCAAATGGTTTGGTATATGGGGTATAGGGGATGAAACCCCGTTATTAGTCCTTCATAAACACAATCCAATGCGTCTTGCTCCGCTTATTGCCGAATAACGGTGGCTGCGGAAATAACTTTTTAAGTTGCGCTAGACTCACTTGATCTTCGTTCCATTTGAAAATCAAAGTTCCGTTCGGTTTGAGGACTCGCATACACTCGGCAAAACCCTGCTTGATGTCCTCTTGCCACGTCTCCTGATCCAGCCTGCCGTACTTCTTGGCCAACCACGATTCGTCGCCAGCCTTGAGCAAATGTGGTGGATCAAACACCACCATGTAAAACGTTTCGTCTGCAAATGGCATGCTGCGGAAATCCGCAATCACATCTGGCGACACGTTAAGCGTCCGTCCATCGCATAGTGTGTCGCTCAATTCCCGGTTATCTGCATACACGACGTCTGGATGCTCTTTATCAAACCAAAACATCCGACTGCCGCAGCAAGCGTCCAGTACTCGTTTCATATTCTCGCTCCTTTGGTGGTATAGGGGATGTGTTATATCCCCTCAAACCGCTTTTTCAAAATACTCCTTGATCGCCGCCCCGACCCATCTGCCCATTGGCACCGCTACGGCATTACCAATCTGGCGATAAGCATCATTGTCCGACCCCGAAAAACGGAACCAGTCAGGGAACCCTTGCAGACGCGCATACTCTCTCACGGAATAAGGTCTGATAGACTGCCCGTCATCTACTAGCCGGGTCGATCTATCTTTAGCGTAATGAGCCACACAGGTAGGCGCTTTGCCATCCAAACCAGTAATGATAGGTAAGTCCCTGTATCCACCGTTCAATCGCTTCTGGACGTACTCCGGGGCGTATACCTCAGTGCCTACGTCGATGATGTCTTTCATGCTGATCGGCGTTTCGTCCGGATAGGGTAGGTGATGAATGGGCTTCTTGGTTCCGATCACAATTAGCCGTTTCCGCTCTTGCGGTAGCCACATATTCGCATTCACCGGGCATTCTACCCTGACGTAGTAATTTGGCAGCTTGGTCAGGCACTCCATGACTACTTGGAATTTCTTCATCCCCGGTACATTCTCCACTACGTACACCTCGGGCTGTGCCAGTGCCACATGTCGGAAGAAATGCAGGAACAAGTCATCTCCCGTCCGCGTGCCGTGTATATCTGCTATCGTGCTGTACTTGGTGCAGGGAAACGTCCCTACGTACACATCTGCGTCCTGCTGATCCAGCACAGTGATTTTGGTTATGTCTGATTCATTGACCGCATGCCCGAAGTTCTGCCGCAGCGTGTCGCAGGCTACTTTGTCTATCTCGAATGATTCAATAACATTGATGCCTGCTTCCATAAGTCCCAAGTCCATGCCGCCCGCTCCGCTGAAATAGCTCTTGGCTGTTATCATGCTGCTGTCTCCCTCCTTTATCTCAAATGGGCCAAAATAAGCCTCATGCAGCCATCAAAACCCGATTTTGGACTCAATGTATTGCTTGATGGATTCAACCTCTGTAATAAGCTCCTGTAGGCTCGTAGCAGTGCTTTCAGATATCTTCATCTTGAGCACTTTCTTCATAGCTCCCTCGGCAGATGAAAAGTATCCGTGAGACTTAAACAGTTCCTTTCCTGCGCCATCCGTTTTCCCGGTATACTCCCGAAGCATGAACTGCATGTTGTCTGATTCAAGATAAAGGTTGTTCTCTATGTGTACTTTCATCGTTCATCCACCTTTCGTGGCAATAGTTTGTTATAGGCTTGCATGTATAACCTCGACACGCGCAATATCTTGCGTTTGGATGAGTCCTCCGGGTTGACCAGTCTAACCCTGCCGTTTGCTTCTTTGAGAGGCTTATATGACCCCTTGCGGTTGCTGTATACCGCTCCCGATTCGTCGATGTAGTAGTCTTCATATCCTTTGATCTGTTTCAATAGCCTGTGTCCTGCCGCTCGTGATTGATGGCGTTTTTGGCTTTGTAAGCTTCTTCAATTTCATTCCACGGGAACCCGAATTGTTGCCCGAGACCAATGAAATATTCGATAATCGTGAACCAGTCATGAACATCCATTTCTGGTGACAAAAACTGATATATTACTTGGAAGTTCCTAATCGCACCTTCATCGGATACAGTCGGTACAATATCTGATGTATCCCAAAGCTCTTCTTCATCTACAATTCCAAGTTCAATTCCGATCGAAAGTATGAAGTGTAGGCAGTCGATATATTCTTCTAAGAGTGGACTGTAATGTTCTTGACTAGGACCGTGTTCTAACATGACATTTCTGATCTGCCATGTTCGCGCACGCTGGTTGTCGCTCCAGAATTTGAATCCACGCCATTCATTCGCACATTCGCCTAACTCCACCTGGAGGGCTAGTATCTTCTGTGGCAGCAATTCTTGCCCCTCAAGGCCCTTCTCCTTCACGATTCTCTCATCTAGTACACGTTGCATCTCAAACAGTTCAGATAGGCTCATTTCATAATCTCCTTTATACGTTGTTATATGAATTAATCAAATTAGTCCGAATGTCATCCGATGTGATTCTATGCTTTTTTCTTCCGTTTCTTACTCTTCTTTTCCGCCTTCTCTTCTGGAGGTGCTAGAATCGTTTGTATGACGTCTTTCTGAAATTGGGTGGTCGATGTACCCATTCGGGCCGCGCGCGCGATCTGAGCCAAAACAAATGCGTCTCGCACGTTGTCGGAGGCGTGTTCATACTCCCAACGTTTGAATATTTCAACTGCCAACACATCTTTGTTTATATTGCCCTTGCCGCTTGCGAACTTTTTAAGTGCGCTCGGCGCTACTTCAAGATAGTTGATATTTCGGTTGTACAATTCCATCCGCATTCCCCAACCAATACCGCCAAGGATGAATCCTGAGCCTGATCCGAAACCAAAGCCCTCTATGGCTACCACGTCCCCGTGCTCAACGTTGCTTATTGTTTCGTCGATGATTGAAGCCATGCGTTCCGGGTCCTTGCCTTCTTTTTCTATCTCGTATGCATCTAGCACATTGCCGTTAGTATCCAGGATGCATATTCCTGTTTTTGTACTTGGGTCTATTCCTACAAACCTTGTCATGCCATCACCCCTAATGCCCCTCTAGGACGTTTTTGGATTGTTCCATGCTGCATTCTGTCCACCGCAAGAACTAACACTTCATCTGGGTCTCTGTTGAAGTGAACACCCATTTCTTTAACGCTGACTCCCGATTTCCACATTCGCTCAAATTCTCTGACTTCTGCAGGGTCCCATGTAAAATCCATCTCTTCACAAGCTATATAAATATTCCGTCTGGAATTTTTTTTGTACTTCCCTCTTTCATCTTGTGATTTCTTGCGATCCTGAATGAAGTTAGCTTTCTTCGGGGCAGTCGCGGCCTCTTCTGGCGCCATGCCACTCTTAATCCTCCGCATGAAAGTGGAATATGATATACTGTGAGCCTCCGCAACTTCCTTCTGCCCTCTCCACTTATCAAGTACCTGTGTTTTTGTGGGTTCCGTCATCGCTCTCTCTGGCTTCCACCCTCTGGATAGACGGCCGAGATAAGTGTCGTATGATAATCCGTTCTTTTTGAGTACCGCTGCAATCTCTGGAGTCATCTTGTTCCCCATTTCGTCGCCTCCCTTCACACGTAGGCTCTTTCATAGTGCGCAAATTTCCCATACTGTTTCAGATTCACCATTTCCGCTACACCTGTAGCTCCGTTGCGGTTCTTCGATACGATCATCTCTATGATGTTTTTCTTCTCAGTCTCTTGGTTGTAATAGTCATCTCGGTATAGAAACATGATGATGTCTGCGTCTTGCTCGATGTTTCCCGACTCACGAAGATCACTCATCATTGGACGTTTGTCCTGGCGCTGCTCTACGGATCTACTAAGCTGGGCAAGCGCTACTACTGGACACTCATTCTCCCGTGCCATCTGCTTGAGGCTGGAGCTAATATAGCCAACTTCATCATTGCGGCTGCGGTTCTCGAACTTTTTACCGCCTTTGATCAACTGCAGGTAGTCGATATATACGATCAGGTTAGGACGCTTCTTTTTCAACTTGCGTACCGCTGTCCTAATCTCGTGGATACTTAGCCCTGGTCTATCGTCAATCCAGATATCCAAGCCAGCCAGCCGCGATAGCCCAAGTGTGTATGTCTCCCATTCGTCATCTCTGAGCGCCCCATCTTGTATCCTCTTGCCGTCAATATGGCATTCTGCGGCTATCATCCGGTCGTAAAGTTGTAGCTCGTCCATCTCTAGCGAGAATATTGCGACTGTAAGGCCCTCAGAAGCGTTTCTAACGGCGTTGTTTAGTAGGTAGGCTGTCTTGCCCATAGACGGCCTTGCGGCGACTATATTAAGCGTCTGAGACTTCCAACGACCTGTTATTTTATCAAGGTCGATCCCTGCTGTTGCTGCGCCTGTCGGTATGCCGCTTTCTTTCTTGTCACTGATCACGTCTGCATGCTGTAGCAACCCGTCTTTGATGTGCTTCCACGCGTCTACCGTCTTACTTTGATCTGTGATAGCCTCTATCAAGTCTGTAAGCTCATTAGCAATTTCCTGCGGATCATCCATTTCACCGCTGTAAATCTCTTTTAGCTTTGTCATTGATAGGCGCATCAGGTAACGATCCTTGACGATGCGCTCATAGTTAGCGGTATCTGCAGTAGTCGGCACAGCATTACACATGTCCAGTAGATACTTTGTGCCTCCTACGTCCTGCAGATTGTCCCTTAACTGATAGGATAGGGTGACGATATCAATGTTCTTTTCCTGGTCCCTTACCTCAAGCATTGCGGCGAAAATCTTCTGGTGAGATTCGTGATAAAAGTCTTCTGGTGTAAGTGTCGTTTCGTAGATGATGTCCCTATTGAGCAGTACCGCGCCAAGTACAGCTTGCTCAGCTTCTAGGTTGTAGTAGTTCATTGCTTTCCCTTAGCTGCAGCAATCGTCTTCTTCATCCACTGTTCACGAGTCATGCCCTCTCGCTTCCACGGCGTGAGTCTCGGCGCACTCTCGCGCTCGTTATCTTCTTTCCGGATCATCTCACGTGTCTTCTCTATCTCGCGTTCAGCTAGGATTCGTTCGTTCCTTTTCACTATTTCCGCTATCGAAGGTGCATATTTGCTCTCTCGGATGTGCTCCTTGGCATTCGCCCAGCAATGTTCAGCGTCCGCTTGCTCCAATTCCTCTAGCCAGTTCTCAGCGATCTCCTGATTAACCTTCCAGTTCGGATAGCTCGCAGCCAACTTTCGGAATAACTTCTTCGCATCCTCTCTTTCCATGGCGTACCTCCTACATGTCGTTCAAGAAGTCTAAACGGTCTTGTGCGGGTTGCTTCGCTTCGTTCTTGGACTTCCAGTCGTCCAATGTGCGAATCCCCTTTTGGATAGAATCGTTTGCTATCGTCTCAAAGTACCGTACAGACTTCCCTTCCGACTTCTTCATGTACAATTCGATTAATGGCATTTCAAGAACACCGATATATGATTCCGCTCGTTCCAGTTCGTATATCCCTTTGCATTTGATTTGATAAGTTTTGATCCAGTTAGATATATCTTCTTTATCATTCTTTTCTTTCTTATCATTCTTGTTTGTGTCCGCTTGTGGTCCGTCCGTGGTCCGCCTGTGGTCCGCCTGTGGTCCGTCTTCGGTATCCGAATCGTGATAAAGCCCGTAGTTACATATGGTTATCGTGGTTCGTTTGCGGTCCGCTTTTCGGGTAATCATTCCGTCTTTCTCCAGCAAGTCGAAGAAAAGTCGAATTTTGTTTTTGCCCCAATCCCAACGGTCCATGAGCTTAATTTCTGAGGTAACGAACTGACCACGTTCAACGTCGATCAGCTCATTACCATGCAAAAATCTGTTGCCTTTGTGGTTCGCCATCATGATCATGTCCAGCCATGCTTCATAGCGAGAAAACTTCCTTTTCTCCTGGTAGATCCAATGGTCTTGAATTTTGCGATGGAGCTTAATCCATCCGTCCATGTCACCACCTACTTAATTGCTTGATGTGCCAACACCGTATTAATTGCCCGTGCCATGAAGTTCCGCGCTTTGATCCCGTCTGGATTTTCATCCAGCCAATCATGGCATGACGTACAAAGGTGTATCAGGTCCGTTACCTTGGTCTTATGGTCAATTTGCTTGCGTCCAGTAAGATGCGCCCGCTCCGTCGCTCTAGCCCCGTTACAAAGCTCGCAGAGGCCGTGTGAACGCTCCTTAAGCTGTCTATCTACTGTTGTGCTTATCTCGCCCTTCTTCTTCTGTGTGAGCTTCACGCGCTTTGATGGGGCTGGCTTATCGACAGGATGATACCCGTAATCAATTTTTCTCATGTAGCCACCGTTCGGACTTCCGGACCAACACACATACCTCTACTATCAATACCAACCCAAGTGCAATCACATATCCTGCCAGGGGTATCATGTTCATTCCTCCTCAGATGTCAGTCTGTATTTTTAAGAGACTTTGAAGTGCGGATACTTGTACTTTTATGGCGTCGGCGGCTTTGATCCCAGCTTGGAACTGTGTTTCTGCCAAGTCTCGTTTGAACAAGTGTTCATGTACGTTCCCTCTTGCTAGATCGGGTATTAAAGTTACCGGGATTTTGTCCTGGCGCAGCCGAAACATTTCCTTCGCTAACTCCATTCGGTAATCTCTCTCTGTCTCAGCCTTGGACTTGCCTAAGGAAAACAGCGCATCCGCTGAATTCCCAAGGCGTTTAGAGGCTTCGTACAGTTCATTAGTTACATTAGTTAGTTCCATTGGTCACCTCAAAATGGTAAGGAATCATCGTCTATGTCAATAGGTTTACCGTCATCTTTGAAAGGGTCTTTATCATACTGTCTTGCTGGTGGATCGTTAGGGTCACCTTGCCTCCGGTCATTACGTGATGACTCCAGAAAGCGTACATTGTCCGCTACAACTTCCGTTACGTATCGGCGCCGACCTTCATCATCCTCATAGCTACGAACCTGTATACGGCCTTCTACGCCAACTAGACGACCCTTGCTGAGATAGTTAGCTGATGCTTCGGCAGCTTGCTTAAATACCACCACAGGGATAAAGTCGGCGTCTTGTCCGTCCTGTGATTTGAAAGCTCTGTCCACAGCAAGTGTGAAATTTGTTACCGCTGTTCCAATTGGTGAATAACGCAATTCAGGATCTTTGGTTAAGCGCCCCACTAGTACCACTCTATTGATTGACATGTCTATTTCTCCTTCTGTTTTTCAATTAGTCGTTGAGCAAGCTTGTCATGTAATTGTTCCAAGGTATGGCCCTTTTGCAGCATGCTATCAATCCATTCCTGCATACCTTCTGTGTTGCCGGATAATAAATTCCACTTAATCTCGATTGCCTTCATTTCCCTGGCATCAGCAGCCGCGGCCTTCTCGCGCTCAATTCGCTGCTTTTCATCCAGTTCAGCACTACTCACCTTGTCCGGATCTTCGCCTGTTGGGATCGCAAAAGTACGAAGGAACAAATACTTGTAGCTGTAGGTCATGGCCTTGCCGACACCCTTGTCCTGGCTATCCACTCCGGTACCAGAGGAAACTATGGTTTCGTGCTCACCTGTCTCGATATCAACGATCTTGTACGTAACATCAACCGTTGAAAGGTTTCCGTCCTTGGTGTGAGTCTGAGCAACAGGAAGTACGACAAGCCCGTGTTTGATCAAACTAGCACGCACGGTAGCGGTTACTTTCTCCTCGCTGATCGCCTTATATTTGGTGTTTCCGAACTCCACCTTGTCATCTTTAGAAAGGTACTCCACATCACGCATGACAGCGCTGATTTTTTGATATAGATTCAACTTCACTTCATCCGACATCTTTACATCCTCCCAATCCCGTGATATAGTTTCCGTAAATTGTTTATTAATTTTGTTGTTGACATTGGCTGCAACCAGTGTCATTTTTCTTTTCCAGCTCACTCTTCAACTCTCGCAAGTTGTCCAGCACGACATTGAGATCAAATCTTATAAAGTCCGATATATCATTCAAGTCGCTGCAAACCGACCTTAGTCCGGTATTGGACGGGAGGTTTTCCAGCTTTGTTATTGCTTGATTCAACTTGTCCAGCATCCGTCTTCCCTCCTTTAATTTGCTTTCTTATCCGGTCGTATTCCTGTCTATGCGCTTGGCTTGGGAAAGCAAACTTCGGATACTTACCCTCTACCAATGTTCCACCTACTAGATTAAGCGCGGAAATGTCTTCAAATGCATCACTTGCTTTAATCCTCACTGCCATGTACATCTCATTCACCTACCGTTATTTCTTCTGCGCCCATGTGTTTAGCTGCACACTCAGCAGAGCAACATATTTCGCCGCCACAATCCCACCCTGTATAGCCCGTTGGTATGTCATTAGGACAATTATCAGCAGCACAAGGATGTACTTCTGTTTCGCTATCTTGTGGATCGTGAAGACCTCGCTCAAACCTATCCATACATCACGCCTCCCATTTGATCTTCTGTTCCAGCTCAACGTAGCGACCAAATGACAATCTATCTTTTATGATTCCGAATCCCTCATCTACCTTGTACTGCTCATACAGATAATCTAGATGCTCATCATTCATGACACTCAAACCCCGTAGACTCTTAGCCATCTTTGGTTTGCGTCGCCACCACATGACTATCACCCCTTATTAGATTCAGCCTGCCATTTTGCTACTACACTAAGTGGAAACCATGAACCGTGTCGGCGTACATGTGGAGCACCATCAATGATCTTGCCAGCGGCGAAACGTGTGTATAGGTTCTTCATACCTCAACACCCGCCTTAAAACGTAATTTGATAAGTTCGATAACCGCTTGGTACTCTTTGCCGTAGTCACTATCACCATGACGCTTAGCGACCGCCGCTTCAAACTCAGCGAGACTCCCAGAGAAACAACCTCGTTTTACCGCTATCCCACTATCCTTAGTGCGGAATACCGTCAATGTGCCGTCCTCACTGCCAATTGGTGTAATGACCATTAGTTGCTTCCGCTCATACACCTCTGCGTCGCCATACACCTCTGCGTCGCCAGACACCCTTGCGTTGCCAGACACCCATGTGTTGCCATACACCCCTGCGTTGCCAGACACCTCTGCGTCGCCATACACCCTTGCGTCGCCAGACACCCTTGCGTTGCCAGACACCCATGTGTTGCCATACACCCATGCGTTGCCAGACACCTCTGCGTTGCCATACACCCTTGCGTCGCCAGACACCCTTGCGTTGCCAGACACCCATGCGTTGCCATACACCCTTGCGTTGCCAGACACCCATGCGTTGCCATACACATTAATGTTGTCTATCTTTTCGACCCATCCTCCCAAGTCACCGGCAGATACATTACCGAAGTCTTTTACAGCTCTGATACGGTGCAACGTGCGTCCAAAGTATTCTTTAGTTTCACCAGTAAATTCGAATTTTTCGTTTCTCATTACGCGTTCACTCCCGATTCTAAATTTTGGATAAGTGTCGTCATCTCGTTGTTACCTGACCAATAGTTACGTGCTCGGTTGATAAAGTCTTGGACCTCTTCTGGTTTACAACGCTTCACGCATTCGTTATAAGCTGCTTTCAATACTTGTGCTTCTTTCATGTTCATTCTCCTCTCTTAATTGGCTCTTCAAGAAATGCGTTTAGTTCCTTGCGATATTCTTCGTTTGCATCACCAAGTAATTGTTCGAGCTTGTCCACGTTCTCAGCTTGGCTTTTAAAGGCTTGAGCGGTACTGTGGTTTCCTTTGTGAGCATGTACTATAGACTTAGTGGAGAGGTCTTCTGCTACGGCTCTAAGGCCGTCCAGTGCATTCAACATGTCGTCAAAGTCCAGCGTTCGGATGAATTCAATCAGTTTTAGTTCTTGGTCGGTTAGCATCATTGGCGTAACAGTCATGATTATTTCGCTCCTTTGTCATTATTCAAATTTGACGCTGTACTTAATTGCCATTTCCTTAACGATCGCCAAGTATTGAACTCGTTCAAAAACTTAACTTTCATCTTCATGGCTTCTGGGGTTACATACGCCATAGCGACAATAGCAAAGGCATCTTCGGTCATATCGAATTTGGGGTACTCACGGCCACGCTCGTTACGATAACTTGACTCCGCAAAGTTGCGGAGTGAGAATTCTGTTTCTCCGGCAGCATCAAGCTTTTCAAGCTGAGTTCTTATGTCCCTCAAAACATCGTCATGGGCTTTTTTGAATACGTCAGCCATTATTAAACTGTCCGTCACTGCTTGTCCGTTCTGTAAGAATACTAATTGAGTCATATAATCATTCCTTTCTAAGTAGGAGTTTTGTACATCACTGTCGAACAGTTGTTAATTGAAGATGATTTCGAAAGGGTGTTACTTATGAGGTTAGATCATGATTGTGTCAGAGATATCTTACTTACAATCGAGAAATATTCGACTTTGAACAATGTTTTGACTTCATTCCATTTCCAAGGATTCGATGAAACGAAATCCTACCCGTTAGAAGACATCATTTACACTATCGCTCGCCTTAATGAAGCTGGATTTCTGAATGGTAGTTTCAGAGCTTATGACAATTGGCCTCTCCCCCTGATTTCTGGGCTCACCTACAAAGGGCATGAGTTCCTTGATAACATTCGTGATAACAATGTCTGGGAAAAGACGAAGGAAAAGGTTGGTTCGTCGTTCGCCAGCGTTTCAATATCAGTCATTGGGCAAGTCGCTGGAAGCATCGCTAAAGGTATGATGGGATTTCCTTAATTCTGTGTTCCTTTCCTCAAGAAACTTTCGAACGTCATTCATAAAGTCTTCGTGCTTGTTCAAATGAAGATCATCCGAAATCATATCGAACGATACAACGATCTCACTTACTGCAGTTTCGTGCGGCATCCCTTTGGTAATCTGGTTTATTCTGTACCCTGCCAGATATACATTAGGGATGTTTTTTTCTCCTAGTAATTGAGTCATGCAGTTTCCTCCTTCTCAATCGTGGGTAGAATGCCTTCGCCTTTAAGTAGGTCATAGATGAACAGTCTGCCTTTCTGCGTCCATTTCGTGCTAACCTTCGAGTTATCAGCGTCTATAACGTGCGTCGAGGTCTGTGTATAGCCTTTGTCCTGATACTTCGCATATAAGAGCCAAATGTCACCTTGTTTGAATTGAACACCGAGGTCGTGAAGCATTTGATTCATAGCTTTGGCGCTCATGCCGTAGTCCTTTGCAATCTTCGATACAGAAAGTAGCGACTTGTTTTGTAACACTAGATCGTAGTAAGAAGCTTTCGGCTGCAGTTCGTTATTTTGTTGCACGAGTACCAAGTTTTCCGTTGTCAGCGCAGCTACCTTTCGTTCCAGAAATTCATGTGCTCGTTTGATGACCATTTCAGGGCTATTCCACTTACGCTCAAGGTCGAGGAAGTATTGACGTGCTTCCCTGCCTTTATCGTTACGTTGGATCATGCACAGTTCTTTTGCCATCTCGATTTTGATGTGATGGTCGACTACATCTTGTACCCCTCCAAGGGTCGGACATTTTTGGGTCACCCTTACGAAGTCTACATTTTCAACGAATCCGTATTCGACCATTCTTCCAAACCATTTCCTGTACTCTGTACCAATCTCCAGAAACTCATGAAGATCACGACCACTTACGAGTAGGTTCCCGTTTTCGTTCGAGATGGTTGGAATCAATGATGTTTGAGTTACTGTCAT